CAGAGTTGTTGGGCAACTGACGGGACGGGGAGATTGGGAAGCAATTAGACAAGCATTGCCTGTATTTAACTCGTTCTTGTTTTCTCCTCGGCTGCAGTTGGCTAGAGTACAACTACCCCTCACCTATATTCAGTGTTTAAAGAATCCCGCATACAGACCTATTGCCAAGGAGATGACTAGAAACATTGTTGCTTTTGTGGCGGGCAATGCTACACTACTCGGACTAGCTTATTCTGCGCAACAAGCCTTTGGTAAGGATAAAATTTCAGTTGACTTTAATCCCATTTCGACTGACTTCGGTAGGATAAAGATGGGGAATACAAGGGCGGATTTTTCGGGTGGTTTTGTTCCTTATATACGACTTATAGCACAACTGCTTACGAATCGAAAGATGACTGCAGATGGCAAGGTTGTTTCGCTTGACGAATGGCCGTATGGTGGGAGGTGGGGACTACTCACTAGGTTTGGGGAAATGAAATTTGCCCCTAGTCTTTCGTTAGTCAGGGATGTTTGGAGCGGGCAGGATGCTGTTGGGAATCCTATTATATGGACACCTGAAGGCATAGGTAAAGAAGCCTACAAAAGATTAACACCGATGGCTCTACAAGATACGATAGATGCCGTTAATGAGCACGGGCTTGCCGCCGGTATGGCTTATGGCACACTGGCTTTCTTTGGGGCGACTGTTATGACTTATGAGCCAAACCAACCGAAGAAAACCACAAAAAGGACTACTTTTAATCCCGTAGGTTACAAGGCACCGTCAAAACCATTACCAGGGAGATAGGTAATTACAGGCTCGCTTGTGTGAGCTTTTTTAATTGGATAAAAAACAAAACGGAGGTTTTACAAAATGGCTGATGACTTACTGGAGAAAACAGAATCTTCTCAGGAATCAGGCGAGGCCAGAACTCAAGAGGGAACTGAAGGGGAGAAGTCCAAAACTGTAGTCGACGAGCAGCAACGACTCATTGATATTGCCGTAGGCAAGTCCAAAGCAACCATCGAGAGGAAGTGGAAGGACTCAGAGCGTAGGGCGCAAGCAGCCGAAGGTGAACTCCGGGAAACAACTCAAAGGATTCAGGAACTTGAGGACTCGCTACATCAAATCAAGTTGGAGCGTGACCGTCAAATGTTTTCTGGGCTAGAGGACTTACCCGAAGCCAAAAGACTACAAACACTTTACGCACAATATGAGGCCGAGGCCACCAAACTCAAAGATGAGAAACGGAAATGGGAAGCGTACGAATCAGAAGCTAGAAGTGGTCTGCAATTCCGAGATGCCACAAAAACAGCGAGGGAAATAAAGACCAACTATGGGCTAGAGATTGACCCAGAGGAGTTGCTCGGATGCCGAACATATGAGGAAATGCAAATCATGGCAAAAGATTTGGTTATTCGGGGGCTAAGTAAAAAAGAACCTGAAACCAAAGAGCCTGAATCCCGCTTACCAAAGCATATAGATTCAGGAACACAAGTCGCTTCTGGGACTGGTCGGGTATTCAAGGGGTCAGAAATCCAAAATATGACACCCCAAGAACGCTTTGACCTGAAATCCGAGATAAGTAAAGCGGCACAAGAAGGTCGAATTAAACATAACGAATAATAGGAGCTTAAGATGTCCGAAATAACTAATACTATCGGTGTAGTTGCTGCTGCACCTTTTGTGCCCGAAATTTGGAGTGCCTTATACATTGACCAGTACATTAACAATTCAGTAGCGTCTGGTCTGGTTGATAGGCGTTTTGAATCGGACATGAAGAAGGGAGATACGCTTCACTTGGGGTCAATAACCAAGGTGGTTCCTCTCTCACACACAGTAAACACAGACTTCACCTACAACACCAATAACGAGGGATGGACAAATGTGTCCATTACTAACGACTACTACATTTTCCGAAAGCTGGAAAAGATTACCAAGGTGCAATCTATCGTTGATATGCTCACCGCATATACCAAGATGGATGCTGCGGCTATGACGGAAAAGGTAGATGCAACAGTAACCGCAACCTTTGATGCCTTACACGGTGGCACTCGCAAGGGAACTATTGGTGTAGACGTTACCGATGACAACCTGATCGATTGTGTTACCGCATTGACCACAAACAATGTACCCATGACCGATAGGGCCTGGATTATCAGCCCGGAGACTTGGGGTAGCCTAATGAAGATAGACAAGTTTGTCCGATTAGATTATGTGAATCCTTCGGGGAAAACAACTGCAATCGAATCAGCAAAACTGAACTATCCGATTTACGGTGCGCCAGTCTATGTCTCTACTAACCTTGAGGCCAATGCTGGGAACCATAACTGTGCCCTGATTCAGAAAGAGGCTATTATCCTGATAGTCCAGAGTGAACCTACGGTTAAGGTAGCCTATGACCCGCGTGCTGGTTGCGACACAATCTTGACTGAGTGCATCTGGGGTCTTGGTGAGGAAAGAGAATACAACGGTATTTGTCTTCAGGGGAAATAAGTGAAAACTTTACAAGGGATATTCATAGCACCAAAAGACTGCACGGGGGTGGCGTTAGAAACCATCTTTGAAGCGAATAGTAAGAAATTTGTCGAGGCTATGGAACAGCGAGGATGGGTCTTGAAGTCACCGATAGACTTTTTCCTCGCTGAAGTCCCTTCAGCGCATAACCAAGTGGACAATCATTACACAATGAGGGGTAACTTTGTATATACAAAGCCTCTGCAAGAGATTGTTTTCAATGATGTTCCACAAAGGGTTACATCGAAACTTGAAAAACGTCTTGGAAAGGATAGGGTTAGAGTTTTATGAAGGACTTTGTATTGTCTGTTTGCAGTCATAGGGGGGTAAGCCCGATTACTGCCAGTTGCATTGAGTTCGCACATCAGGAACTGGGTAACAACTTCATAATCCGCTATGACAGTGGGGATGCGTGGCTAGATAGGATGCGGAGTGTGGCTGCAACACAATTCATGGAACACGATTGGGCTGATTACATGATATTTCTGGATGATGACATTGTATTCAACCCGCATCATCTCGCTAAACTATTCCAAGACATGAAAGAGGGATATAGGCTAGTTGGTGGCTTATACCCTGTTCGGAATGGCTCACAGCTAGCATCTTATGGCATAGAAGATAAGGGTGGGATTCGGCTCGACGGCAAGGTTAATGAAATCAAGTGGCTTGCTACTGGTTTTATGGGCATTGCTAAAAGCCTTTTGAAGGAGATGGTAGAGCATTATGAACTCCCCAGACTCCAACAGGGGCAATGGTGCGAGTGTTTCCCATTCTTTGTCTTTACAAGTGATAAGAAAATGCTATGGAGTGAGGACTGGTCATTCTGTGAACGTGCCAGAGAGATGGGTGAAAAAGTCTATGCCGATACTTCAATCCTTTTGGGGCACATCGGGGATAAAGTTTATACCTGTGCTGATGCTGTAGAGGCTACAAGGCGGAAAGAGCATCTTGAAAGACGCAGGAGGGGGATACTTAATCCCGGTGATGCTAAGGTGGCACTAGAGGGCGTATGTGGCGTTCTAGAGGACTTGGGTGCAAGACACTGGATTGATTCGGGTACTCTCCTGAGCGCAGTACGAGATAATGACTTCAATATCTACGACCATGATATTGACGTGCGGTGCTTTAAGGATGATATATCCGATGAAGCCATGCCCAAACTTATAGACTCGCTCTACAACGCCGGCTACAGAACATTCCAACAAAACGTAGGGGAACGAAGGCAATTACTGTGTATCCATGAGAACGGCGTTATGCTCGACCTAAAATTCTGTGAACATGACGACAGGTATCTGTGGTATTACGTCTGGGATACTACCCCTGGCGGTTCGATACATCCAGACGCATTAGTAGTTGCTCATTGTTTTGAACGAAGGTACTTTGACAAATTAGGCGAGCGGGAATTTTATGGTAGAAAGTACCCTGTTCCTTCGCCTGAAATCGAGTATCTGAACCAACATTACGGAGAAAAATGGCGGGAGTTTAAGACCAAGCCAGAAGAAGTTGACCAGACTGATTTGACTTGGGATAGTCAACATGACCCGCCATGTGTTATGAGCTTAGAAGCTCTGGCACAACTAAGGGCTGCTGACTCGGCAGCCGTCAAGTCTAAAAATAAAACGGAGGTAAAACTAAATGAGTCAAAACGTAAACGTGTATAGGGAATTAAACATAAAACCAGGTGCGGTAGTTAAGGGTTGGGGTGGCAATATGCTGCCCTGGGGTATGGCAGGAAAGCCAAAGTGCTTCTTTGTTGATGCTTCATTCGGCAACAATGGAAACGATGGTCGGTCATGGGGTAGTGCCTTCCAGACTTTTGAAAAGGGCATTGATGCCTGTAGGTTTGACGAGGGGACTACGACCATAGCCGATGACAAGGCGCATAGAGCCTTTCTGTTCATAGCCCCGGGCCATTACGATGAAACCACGCAATTACTTTATTCGGGTTATGGAATAAGTGTTATCGGATGTGGTGGCGGAGTCCCGGGTAAAGATTACGGGGTTTCGTTAAATTACGCTGGCGGTTCGGCATCAACAGCGGTGGTGCTTATCAACGGCTCAGGTAATGAACTGTGCAATGTCCACATCTATAACGATGCTGCTATCCCCGCAATCTACCTAGCCTTCCCCGGGGATAACAACTATCTCCATGACATCGTAATAGAGATGGATGGTACCACGGCTACTAATGGCGTCTATGCAACCACAATGAAGGGTTCATGGATTGATAACATCACTGTTACTGGCGCCAAGACTTATGGCATTGCCGCTTATTATGATGCGGCTGACCAGTATGCTATCAATGGCGGGATAAGGAACTGCCATGTTACCAGCAACTACTCCAACACAACGGGTATTTATGTTCATGCGAATCTAGTCTGCTATAACTTCTGGATTCAAGACAACTTTGTTGGGCTGACAAATGGCTCGTCCTGCAAGGGTATTGACGTAGATGCCACGTCTGGTGTTTATGTAGTGAACAATTATGTGTCTGTGCCTTCAAGTGCGACACCGATTGAACATGCTGGCGGTGAGCAGTTCTGGATGGGCAACCATACCGCTGCCGGCACAACCAATGCTGACCCTGCTCCTGCTGCGGGTGCATAACAGAACTAAATTTAGGGGGTGGCTTCGGCTGCCCCCTAAATAGCAAGGGAGAGTTTATGCCTATTTACAATTATAAATGCCCGAAATGCGGGATAGACCAGGAAGTTCTTTTGCCAATGAACCAAAGAAATGATACGAGGTGTCATTGCGGCGTTGAAATGGTAAGGGTTTTTTCAATCCCCCAACCGCCCATAATGAAACTTTCCACAAAAGAGAGGGTTACTGGCGGGTTAAACGAGAATAAGAGAATGAATCCTCAACACGCAAAGATGGCGATGGGAGGCTTTGATTAGGAGGCCAACATGGGAATACCTTTAACAGTAGTTTGTGCATCGTGCAGGGGGGTGGGGTCAAGGGTCATTGGTTATGATGAGCAAAATAATCCCATCTATGAAAACCCCTGTACGGGGTGTGGTGGTGATGGCAAAACCACTACCGCGCTGATAGATGACACCCTACTCAATGACATGAATGACAAGCTTGATGACATTTTGGGCAAGTGTAACGATATTTTTGAAAAACTAAACGAATAAGCACGCCTCAGTGTGTGTGTAGGAGGTAAAAATGATACAAGGTACATGGAAAGATTGCATTATTACAATAGCGACTAGCACCACGTTGTCTGCCGCTGTGGATTTGGGTAGGGTATA